GGCGTCAGTGGGTCAAGCACCTGTAACCACTCTCGATCAAACCAACCCAGACGTTGCGATTGCATACGATGCATTGTTACAGGTTTCTAAGGATGTTCAATCTGAAGGTTGGTCCTTTAATAGAGAAGAGCATTATGACTTTACTCCTGATTCTAATAATGAAATAGTAATACCTAATAATGTATTACAACTAGACTTGACAAAAAATTCCTACAGCTGTGATAAAAAAGCTGTACGGAGAAATGGGAAATTATACGATAAACATAACCATACTTATGAATGGACTGACGGAGCTGTAAGTTGTGACGTCGTTTGGTTTTTTGATTGGGTAGACTTACCAGCTCCTTTTCAGAATTATATAACTACTAGAGCTGCTGCTGTAGTTTCTAGTAGAATTGTAGGAGATGCTAATCAATACCAAATGATAAACCGAGAAGAAGCTTTTCTAAGATCAGTAATTATGGAGTATGAATGCAACCAAGGTGATCATACATTCTTCGGTACACCCAAAAACGACCCAAATAGTTATACAAGTTACCAACCTTACCAAGCCTTAAGAAGATAATGCCTGCTGTAACTCAACGAATTGACAACTACCTTGGCGGAGTGTCAAGGCAATCAGATGACAAAAAGAAACCAGGTCAAGTTCGCGAGTGTCTTAACGCTTTCCCTGATCCCACCTTTGGATTGACTAAAAGACCTGGCCTTAAATGGATTAAAAATATTGGAACCGGCACTTCACTTGATAGTGCAAGATGGTTCTACATACATAGAGATAATGATGAAAAATATATAGGATGTATAAAACCTAGTTCTATAGCTGTATCAGGTAACGGTACTAGTGGTGCTACAAATAAAACTAATGTTGCTGCTACTAGCTCTGGTGGTTCAGGTATGACAGTAGACCTCACTGCTAGTGGCGGTGTCGTAACTGCTATAACTCTTAATACACCAGGTAAAGGTTACCTAAATGGTGAAACTATTACTATAGCTTCTGCTACTGCTGGTACAGGCTCTAATGTTACTGGTACATTAACCTTAGGTGATATAAAAATATGGAACGGTGCTGATGGTACAGAATGTAGTGTTCATTATGATGCTAGGGATGATCAAGCTTGGCAAGCTAGTACACTATATGAAGTTGGAGATTATGTCACAAATGATAGCGGTAAATTATATAAATGTACAAGAAAAGGTATGTCCAATAGTAGTGGTGGACCTACAGGTACAAATACAGATATAGAATATTTAACTGCATGGGCAGCTAATACTAGTTATTCTGTAGGTGATAAACGTGTTGCCAATGGTAGAGTATATAGATGTGATGCAGCTGGTTTTTCAGATAAAGCAACATCACCATGGTCTGGTCCATCTACTACAGATGCAGATATAGTAGATCCTAATACACTTGACCCTTGGGCGCCAAGAACACCTTATGTAGTCGGCGATCTTGTTAGAAATGATAGCGGTAAAGTTTATAAGTGTGATGTAGCAGGTACTTCTGGTGATCAAACTGGACCATCAGGAACTAGTGATGATCAAGAAGAATCTAGTAGTAATACTAATCCAAAAGTTAGATGGGATTATGAGTATAATTATGCTCGATGGGATTATCAAGAAGGTAGTAATGGTGCTGCTAGATGGGATTATATACCAAGAGTAGGTAGAACATACTTACAAGGAATTCGTGATAATCTTAATACTTTAACTGTACAAGATACATCTATTATAACAAATGATAGATGGACTATATCTGCATTGACTGCACCTACATACTTAGCAGATTCTCAAGCTACATTAGTTTTTAGCGGAGTTTTAGCTAGTTCTAAATTTAATGTGCAGATAACGGTTGCAGGAACTACTTATAATATACTTGAATATACTGCAAGCAGTACTGCTTCTTACTCTGATATTATAAATGCTATAAGGCATAGAATAGATCGTTTAGGACATGGCCCTCCTCAAACACAAGATCAACTAGATAATTTAAATGAAAATTTAATGCCTGGTTTTTCTGCAGGTGTTGAGTATGATACAACTATTCAATTATCAAGTACAAAAAGTTTTACTATATCTGCTAGAGGTGGATTAGCTACAGACTTATTAGTTGCATTTCAAGATCAAGTCGCTAATGTTACTCAATTACCATCTAAATCAAAGCATGGTCATTTAGTAAAAGTTATAAATACTTCATCAAGTGCTGATTCATATTGGGCTGAATTTGTAGCTGATGATGGTACCTCTGGTACAGGTCATTGGAAAGAGAGTAGAGATCCTAGTGTATCAGCTGGTTTAGATGCTGCTACAATGCCTCATGAATTAATTAATCTTGAAAAGAACAGATTTATTTTTAGGCAAATTACATGGACAGATCGTTTGGTAGGTGATGATGTTACAAATGAACATCCTAGTTTTGTAGGAAAAAAAATTAAGCAAGCTTTTTTCCATAAGAATAGATTAGGATTTTTATCAGAAGATAATGTTTCTATGAGTAGATCTGGAGAGTTTTATAACTTATATCATAGATCAGCTCAAACATTAACTGCTGCTGATCCAGTTGATTTAAGTTGTGCGACAATACGTCCTGCAGTATTACATGGTGTATTACCTACTCCACAAGGTTTAGTCTTATTTAGTCAGAATCAACAATTCTTAATGTCAGCTACCGAAGGTCTTCTAACACCAACTGGTACATCGATTAATGCTATTTCTAACTTTGAAATGGCAACAGATATAGCACCTATTGATATGGGTACTAATGTTAATTTTGTAAGTAAGACTCCGAATTATTCAAGAGTTTACGGAATGAATACTCGTGGTCAAGAAGAAAGTCCTACAGTACTAGATGTTGGTAGAGTTGTTAATGAATGGATTCCTGAAACAATTGATACACTTACTGGTAGTCCCCAGAACTCACTTATTGTATTATCTAGTCAGTCATCAGACATGGCTTATCTTTACCGTACTTATTCAGATGGTCAAAGACTTCTTTTACAATCATGGTTTAGATGGCAATTTTCTGGTGATATTCAAACTACAGCTGTAGATAATGATGAGATGTTTGTAGTTACAAAACAAGCATCAAGTGGTGGCCAATTTACTTTATCTAAAACTAATCTTAGTCAAAGTCCTGATGATGCTATCCTTGTAACTTCTACAGGTGATAAAGTTAATCCTTGTATGGATTTATACAGCTTAGCAACTAATGTAATTTATAATTCTACTAATAAATTTTCTAAATGTTATGTACCTTGGGACAGCGTCTCAGCATTAACTCCTGTTATACTTGTTAAAGGTACTACAACTACAGGTCAATACACTGAATCTGGTGTAACATATACGGCTGATGCAGTTACAGAATCTGCATGGCAAGCTAGTACAGCTTATGCTGTAGGTGATTCAGTAACTAATGATAGTGGAAAAGTCTATGTATGTGATACTGCTGGTACTTCTGCAGGTTCAGGTGGACCTACTGGTACAGGTGCTAATATAACAGATGGTACTGCTAGATGGGATTTCAGTGTTACTCCTACAACTCTTAATTATTTTAAAGTTACCGGTAGAGATTTAACAAGTGAAGCATCTAATATTTATGTTGGATGGAAGTATGATTTTGATGTTACATTACCTAAAACTTATTTCTATCTTAAAGATAAATCTACTGATTATACTGCTTCTTTAACAATAGCTAGAATGAAATTTGCTGTAGGATTATCTGGTGCAATGTCATTTAAACTTAAATCAACAGGAAGATTACCTGCTGAGAAGTTATATACAGCAGATGGTACTACAACTGTATTCAAATGGTTTAAAGATGAAATACCTTATGTAGATAAAGATCAAATTAAAGTTAAAATAAATGATGTAGAATCTACTGCTTTTACAGCAGGGGATGATCAGATTACTTTGACTGCTGCTTCAAGTGAATTAAGAACTTTAAGTGGTAATGGAAGTTTAAAATCATTTGATCTAACTTACACACCTAGAGATGTAAGTAAAGTAAGAGTTACAATTGGAGGCGTTGCAACAACTGCTTTCAATATTGTTAAAAACTTTATTAATTTTGACTCTGCTCCAGCATCTGGATCTAGTAATATATTAGTTTATAGTGCTGATGATATACTTGTCTATTTAGATGAATGGTATAATATAAATCCAATTATAGATTATAATACATATTTAGCTAATGATACTAGTCTAACATCTGAATCTATAGTTACAATACCAATACATCAGAAATCAAATAACTTCCAACTTAGAGTTTGGAATGATACACCATTCCCTGTTGCTTTAAATTCTATGATGTGGGAAGGTAGTTATTCACCACGTTTTTATAGGAGGACTTAGATATGCCAATGGGTGTAGCCATGATTGGAGCTGTTACAACTATTGCAAGTGGTATGGCACAAGCATCAGCTCATGGTTCTGAGGTAGCTGCTCAAAATAAAGCTGCCAAAAGGCAAGATGAATATAATTTAAAGTTATGGGAATTTGATAAACTAAAATTAAAAAGGAATTATAATTACCAGAAAGAGTCAGTAGCAATTGCTCGTTCTAATCATGAACGTCAGGCTTGGTTCCAAGATACTGTAAATATGCAGAAGTATAATTATGAATTAATGATTCATAATGCCAAGCATATGCAAGCCATGCAGCAATATCAGAAGTCTGAGCAGTTATATAATGAGCAATTAAATCTTAATAATAGTGCCGCAAGAATTGCTACTCAAAATCAGTATAGAAGACTTGAAGAGATGGAAATGCAAAAAGCATTTGAATTTCAAGACTTAGCA